GATGTAGGCCGACGACGGCGCGAGCATCGCTTCGACGTCCGCCGACGGCTGCGCGATCGTGAGCGTGGCTGAGTAGTACGGCACCGAGCTTTCGTCCTGGGTGACGGATGCGGACACGACGTCGAGGTACGCCGACGCCGAACCGGTGATCGTGCCCACGGCCGCGACGACCGTTCGCTGACGCACCGTCATCAGGTGACCTCCTGGAAGTCGACCGTGACGACCCACACGGACCGGGTGTCGTCGTCGAGCCGCACGCCGATGTTCCCGTTACCGAGGAACTTCATCCCGAGGGCCGGGACGTCAGAGTCCGCGAACGTGACCGGCAGCACCCCGGCGAGCATGTCGGCCAGCGACTGCGCCGTCGCGCGGTCCGCGGACACTGCCGTGAGGGTGCCGCTGCGGAGGCCTGCGGGAGCCGTCCACGCGTCCAGACCGACGCCGAGGATCGGCTGGAACACGTGGCGGGTGACCCGAACCGCCTCGTACCCGTCGATGACGGTCGGCTGCACGGTGGTGGTGCCTGCGGTGAAGGAACTCGACATCAGGGGTTCGTTTTCGTTCCGAGGTTCGCGAGAACCTTGATGGACTTGGTGAGGGTCTTGCCGGCGTCCGCGATCACGTTGTCGAGCTCGGTTCGATCGACCTTGACCTTGACCGTCTTGGTTGCCGGTACCGCGTCGAGGTCGCCCTGCAGCTTCTTGTTGTAGGAGTCCGCCGAGGCGCTTCCGAGCACGTCCCAGTTCGCTGCGGTCCGCTGCTTCTGGTCGAGGGGCGCGTCAACGAACGCCTGCAGCGCCGGGGCAGCCTTGGGCCCAAGTGACTCGACGTACTCGAGCGCCTGCGCGGACAGTGTCTGCGAGGCGGTCGCGACGTTGGTCTGGTACTGGGTGATCGCCTTCGCGCTGTTCTCCATCTGCGCGTTGTAGGCATCGAGGTTGAACACCCCGTCCTTCACGAAGTCGTCGATGTTCGACCCGGCGTCCTCGTACGCCGACTGCACACCGTCCGCGAACGACTGCGACGCCTCAGACGCTTCGTTCTGCGCGTCGACGTACTTCCGGTACTGCGCGATCGTCATGTCGTTCGCAGCAGCCAGCGCCTCCTCCGCGGCCTTCGCGTTCTCATTCGCCTTGATCTGCTGATTGATCGCGGGGATGACGTCAGAGTTGAGCTGCTTGACCTTCGCCTGCGCTGCGTCGGCTGCGGATCGATCAGCGCCAGCGGTCGTGTCGACCGCTGCGGCCTGCTTGGACAGCGAGTCGATGGTGTCGTTGATCTCCGAGCGCATGCCGCGGAGCTGCTTGGTCGTGCCGCCTGCGATGGTCGTTGCGAGGTCATCGAACCCGACGCCGGCGGACTGCGCGTCCTTGCGGAGTTGGACCAGCGAAACGCCGTACTTCTCGTTGTCGGTGGCCCACTCGCGGAGCTTCTTGTCGATCGCCGACACTGCGTCGCCGGTGTCGGTGAAGTCGGACAGGATCTCGCCCGTCATCGAGTCCACACGGTCCTGGAATGCCTGCGCGTCTTCGCCGCTCTGGCTGAACGCGGCTCCGATCAGACCAATGCCGACCGCGGCAGCGGTGCCCACCGCGAGACCAAGCGGCCCAAGCTCGGTGATGATGCCGCCCAGGGTGCCCTGGAACAGGTCGGTGATCGACTGCGCGTCGCCATTGAATGAGGACGCGACCTCCGAGAGGTTCGCCGTCGCCTCGTCCTTGAACGCCCTCGACGACTCTGCGGCCGGCGTGAACGATTCCTTGCCGGATGCCTTCAGCTTGGCGGTCTCGGCCTGGATCTTGGCCGTCATCTCCTTGTAGTCGGCGGTGGTCTGGGCGGTCTCGGACTGCGCTCCCTTGAGCCCCGCCTCGAGATCGCTGCCCGCATCCTTGCCGGACTTGCCGAGCTGGTCGAGGGCCTTGTCGCCCTTCCTCGCGCCGTCCTGGATGTCCTCGCCGGCATCCTTCCCGGCCTTCCCGAGCTTGTCGAGCGACCGGGAACTGTCCCCGGTCTTCTCACCCGCCTTCGCGAGGTCCTGCAGCGCGTCTTGAGCGTCCTCGACCGGCTCGATGACACCGGTCTTGATGCCCTGCTCGAACAGGCGCGTGTCGGAGCCGATCGCGACGGAGAATCCACCAGCCATCAGGTCACCTCACTTCCGGTCGAATGCGTCGTACAGGGTGCGTGCCGCGGTCTGGATCCACAGGGACGCGAGCCTGGGAATGGCCTTGCGGGACGAGGGGAACACGACGCGGCCGTTCGTGTTCCGGGTTGGGAGCTGCCGCTTCGTGTGCCGGGTCGCGGGGTACCGCTTCCCCTTCCGGCTGGTCGTCATGTAGGTGGTGCGCTGGTCGCCGTTGCGCCCGAACTCGTACCCGGGGGCGATCTGAGACGGCTTCGCCCCGCCCTGCAGGGACTTCCCAATGCGGGCGGACTCGAGGTTGACGTTCTGGTTCGACACCCGCACACGGGCCGTCTTCCCGAACACTTGCTCGTCGACGGTGGTGTGCACCCGTGACCGGATCTCGTCCGTCCAGATGGGCTGCGCGTCGGCCTTGGTGAACTTGCGGACGTTCGCCTGGACGTCCTTCGGCACCGTGCGGAGGGCGGACAGCAGCGTGCGGAGCTCGTCGGAGACGAGGACCGAGATCCTGCCGCTACCCGCCACCGTTCAGGCCGCGGGTGCGGTGAAGGACGGCTTGCCGATGACGCCGAGCGTGACCGATCCGACTGCGACCGAATCGACCTGTCCGCCGATGGAGCCGGGGACGATGATCACGTTCGCGTAGATCGTCGGCGCGGACGTGCCGGCGACCGGTGCGAACGCGACGGCGACGGTCTTGCCCTGGTTGTCGAACAGGTACCGGCTGAGGCTGTTCGTCGCAGCCCAGTCCTGCGCGAACGCAAGGACACACTGCCAGGTGACGCCCTGCGGGAACGAGAACACGCTGTCCGGGGTCAGGCCCTTCCAGGTGGTGATCCCGCCCTGCGGCTGGAACTCCACCTGCGAGACGGCCTTCTCGTAGTTGTCCGAAGCCACCTTGAGGGCGACGTTCGACATCACGAACGGGGTCGGGTTGATCTGAGCCATGTCTACTGCTCCTCAGTTGGTGTGGCTGTGGTGATGACCTCGACGGTGATGTCGAAAGCCAGGTAGGTGTCGGAGAACGCGACGCGCTCGGCGCGGGTCCATCGGAGTGTCGGCAGGCCGGCCTCGTTGCGGATCTCGTCGAGCGCATGCAGCAGCTCCGAGATGTCGTCGTCGAGGCTCGCGTCGGCCTCGCCGGGGTCCGCTGCGGGGTTGACGATCGTGACCGTGTACGCGGTGATGTGCGACGACATGGGCGCTTCCGGCAGCCGTGTGATGGTCTGCAGCTTCACCATGACGGTGGGGACGGTGATCGCGTCCACCACTCGGGTGTACGGGATCAGATCCCATCCGCGCGGCAGGAGAGGCTTCAGTTGGTCGGTGACCCATCCGCGGTATCGGGTTGCGATCTTGCGCCGAGGCATCAGCCGACCGCCTTCGTCGCCGTGAGCGGTCGGATGAGCTGTTTCACGGCCCAGTCGAGCGGCCGGATCGTCATGACGAACCCGCCCATGTCGGTCTGCTGGTCACCGTTCGTCAGGGACGCGTTGAACGTGTTCCGAGCCTGCATGAGCTGCGCAGCCCGGTACCGCTCCGGAACAGGTGTGTCATTGGACACAGGTGCGTACGCCTCGACCTGTTCGCGGGCGACGTCGAGGAGCCGAGCGAGCTTCCCGTCGCTCTCCGGTGCGCCGTCCCACTCGAGGCGAGCCGTGATGACGTTGTGCCACTCGTCGGCCGGGTCGCACACGACGAGGTAGTCGGCAAGGGTGCTCTCTGTACGCCCGTCTGCGGTCACGAGCAGGTAGATCGGGTACATGCCAGGCTCGGGCAGCGTGAGCGCGTCCCAGGTGCCCACGATGCCGTTCCCGTCGTCGTGAGCGGCGACGGTCTGACCGGAGACAGACACGGTGACCGTGGCGTCCTGGATGTCGACCGCTGCGGGGCGGTTGTAGTCGAAGTCGGCGACTGGCGTGTCGCCTGCGAGGAACGAGGCCATGTCGCCTCCCTTCGTGCTCGGTGGACAGGTGGGGCATTTGCCCCACCTGTCCGGTGGGTCAGGACGCCTTGTTGCCGATGAGGACGAGGCCGTCGGGGTACTCGGTCATGTACTGCGTGTACCCGTGGGCCGCCTTGTCGATGCCCCCGCGGGCGATGTCGATCGCGTCGACCGTCAGAGGGCTACCGCCGCCGAGCTCGTTGAGGTGCGCGGCTTCATGGGCGACGCCGAGGACCTGGCCGGCGGCGAGCGCGCCGAACTTGTCGCGCTGGATGGTGACCCCGTCGCCGGTGCCCTCACCCTTCGTGCCGAAGCTCAGCGAGATGTACTCGGGGATGAGGTCCTTCGGCGTGTACATCAGCTCCTTGAACACGTCCGGGGCGACGACGATCCCGGTCGCGTCGACATCGGAGTCGTTGATCAGGTCGAGGACCTGCAGCACCTTGCCGATCGACTTGTTGTACTGCGTCGGGTAGGTGTCGGCGTCGACCTGCGTGCCGGCGGCTGCGACGAACTGCTGCAGCGCCCACTGGTCGGTGACCTTGGCGTAGCTGTTGAAGATGCCGCGGACGAATGCCTCGATGATCTCCTGGTTGCCGGGGATGTCGTAGAACTCGCGCGCGATGTCGACGGCGACTGCCCAGCGCTGGAACACCGAGTCGACGAGCGACGTCGAGCCGGTGCCAGACGGCACGTTCGCCTTGTTACCGGCGTACGGCTGCACAAGAGCGGTGCCCTGGTCGAGCTTCCACCCCTTCTCGGCCTGGTTCGTCAGCGGCCCGTTCTTGACGAGCGACCAGAACTTGCGCTCGTAGGCGCGGTTCGACCACACCTCACCGAGCCATGCCGGCTGCAGGACACCGTCCACCGGCAGCGCGCCGGTACCCGAGGTCTTGATGTCAGACAGGGCCGCGAGGAGCGTCTCCTGCTCGGACGAGGCGCGGTGCGAGACGGCTGCCTGGATGGCGGCGAACACGCTCGATGCGGGTGCGTCCTCGATCTTCGGAGCCGCTGCGTTCAGCGTGCTCGGGGCGGTTGCAGTGGGCACGTGCGGCTCCTCAGGGTTGGGTGCGGGCTGTTCGTCCGCGGGCTTGGCGATGGTCTCGGTCGAGACGGTCTTGACCTCGGTGACGGTGCCGTCAGCAGCCGTCTCGGTCTTCGTGGTGGTGGTGGTCACAGTCGACGAGCCGTCCGAGTTGACGACGGTCTTCGTCTCGGTGGTGCCGTCCTTGTCGTCCGGCTGTACCGGCTCGACAGGCTCAGGGGTGTCGACGGCCGCCGCGAGGAGCGTCGCCGAAGGGAATGCAGGGGTCTTCACGAGGGCTCCTCCAAAGAGCTTTCCGCCGACCGCGCGACCCGCCTTGATCACGACGTGCGCGACCTCAGCGGACAGGTGCTTCCGGCGACCGGACTTGATATCGGCGAGAGCGGCGTCGCCGTCCTCGCCCGGGGCGACGGAGAACGTCGCGACGACGCCCTCCGGGGTGTCGGTGAGGGCGATTGCGCGGCCCACAGAGTCTTCGCGGGCGTGCTCGACGTTGAAGCCGACGACGGACGGGTCAGGGAGCGTGAACGCGCCGGAGTCGACGGAGAACCGGCCGAGGTTGCTGCGGCACTCCTCGCCGTACGGGACGAGGAGTCCCGTGACGGTGCGGTCCTCCTCGGACGCGGTGAGCGTGCCGGCGTCGATGCGAATGTCGGTCATCAGTCGAGCTCCATCGGTCCGGTGGGTGAGGGTGTCGGTGCGTACTGCTCGTAGAAGTCGAAGCGCACACGCGTGCCGCGCGGAACGATGTCGTCCTGCGAGAGGCGCTGCGTGATTGGGTCGACCCAGAACGGCAGGCTGAGGTCGTAGAACAGGTTCCGGTTGCCCTCGGTCGTCGTGTACGTCAGCGACGCTTCCTGCAGCGTTCCGTCGAGGAGCGTCGTCGGGATGTTGAGGTAGTTCGCGACGTCCGTCTTCACGGCGTTGCGGCCCTGCAGCATCAGGTCCGGGCTGACTTCGCCGTGGACATCCATGTCGATGCCCTTCGGCAGGAACCCGACCGCGCCGTTCTCCGACTTGCGGGCCGCGGACCATGCCTCGACGTACTCGTCGACTTCCTCCTGGGTGAGCTGCGAGTCGTCGGTGACCTTCAGGACCATGACCGGGATCGGGTTCCGTGCTCGCCCGTGCCATGCCTTCTCGACGTCCTTCGCGCCCCGGAGATTCGATGCGCCGATCGCGAGGAGGCCGTCGAACAGCGGGACGTCGAACAGGATCATCTCGGACTCATCGAGCGGCGTGATGCGGCCGTCGAGGTAGAACTTCCCGTCCTTCACCGACCACACGTCGCGCGGGATCCACTCAGCGTCGAGGACCTGGCCGGCCGCACCGCGAGTCGTCACCCAGAGCGAGACGCCGTGGAAGATCAGATCATCGACCGTGCAGACCATGCGCGAGTACGGAGACTGCGCCGTGTTCGTCCGGTACAGGAACGACGGCTGCTTGTCGTTCTGCAGCGGCCCAGTCGCGTCGAGAGCGACGAGTGGGAACTTCGCGACCGTCGAAACGAGGAGGTTGCGTCCCTTCGCTACAGACGGCACAGACATCGCAGCACCACGGTCGATCGGCAGGTTCGCGAGCTGCACGCCCAGAGCATCCGAGATGACGATCGTGCCGAGACCGCTCGTGTCCGCGTACTGCGACAGGACTCCGACCGACGACGAGGACAACGCTGTGTAGCGCCGTGTGCTCAGTCCGAGCCAGTCGAGGAGTCCCACATCTGACAGGTTAACATGTCAGTTGTCGGAAACCTACAACATGAGCGTGTCGCAGTTGTGCGGTTCCTACGAAGCCATCTTTGGGCGCAGCGGAGCACGGCGGGCGTTGTCGTCGACCCAGCGGAGCGCGAGGGACGCAGCCTCGACCGCGATGATCGAGTCGCCGTAGTCGCGTCGGCCGAACGCCCAGCGGTTCGACTTCGCGGTGCCGCGCTTCGTGACGAGCGCGACGGCCTCGCTGAGCTCCGGCTGGTTCCAGTGCACGAGGTTGCCTTCCTCGTTCTCCTTCATCAGCAGCGCCGCGGCGGTCGCCACCTCAGCCCAGCCCTGCGGGTCCAGACGAGGCCGCGGACGCATCCGCTGCATGACCTCGACCTCGACCTTCGTCGACGTCGTCAGGTCGTCGTAGATCACCGACGTGCGCATCTTCGTCGCGAGATCCTTCGCCCGTGCCGGCAGCCACTTCGACGACGCACGGTAGTCGACCACGATGAGACACGCGTGTCCCTCGTCGTCCCGCCATGCAGCCGACACGACCGAGCAGGAGAGGTCCGGGTGCACGGCGATCGCGAGGCCGACTGCGCGATCTGTCGGCATCGCCGGCAGGTCCCCGTCACGTCCATTCGCAGCCCACGCCTCGAGGTTGATGAACGAGTCGACCGCCCCGACCGTGCCGAAGATCGACAGGTACTCCTCCGCGAACTGTCGGCGCGACAGCTTCTCCCACCGAGCCCGCGCGATGTCGATCGTCGTCAGGTTCCCGATGCCCGGATGCGCGGCACGAACCAGCCGCTCCACCTCGTCCCAGTCATCGAGCAGCGCCTCGTCCGTGTCGTCCGGTGCTGCATACTCGAGGATCCCCGTCGACGCCAGCCCAGCGCGACCGTCGACGAGGGTGTCCCACAACAGGTTCCCCGACCGGAACCGGGCCGCCGTACCCGCGACGACGAGCTGCGCATCCGGGCGAGTGTCGAACGTCGGCAGGATGCCCGCGAGCAGGTCCTCGGTCATCTCCGGCGACGACTCCCCAGCCTCATCGAGGCTCACCATGTCGAACGCGTCACCACGGAAGGCATCCCCCGCCGGCACCAGCACCTGGAAGATCGACCCGTTGTGGAACTCGATCCGCTCCGACCCTGCGGCCTTCCGGATCTTGAACGGGCGCGCATCCTCATCCGGGAACAGACGCTCGAGCA